AGTACCACAAGTAGCGCCATCGGACCCACCACTGCCACCAGCACCGCCGCCAGTAGAAGTAATAGTGCTAAATACAGAATTGGTTCCGTTGGCATTTTGAGAGCCACCGCCGCCAACTGTGACGGTATAAGTCGTTCCTTTACTTACAGAAAATCCGCTCGCAGTACGGTAGCCACCAGCACCGCCACCGCCACCAAATATTTCAAACAGACAAGTGCCTGAATATTGAACGCCGCCACCTCCGCCGCCACCGCCGCCAGCAACGACTAGGTATTCAACGGAGGTAGGAGCAGCAGGACCAAAACTGCCTCCCAACACCAACATTTGAATTCCGCTCATTAGGTTAAATTTCCCGAAGCAACACAAAGTGAAGGGTTGATAAATAGAACAGTTGCGATACCGCGAGTAGCCAAAGTCAAACTAGCTCGGTCAGTATTGGTTCCAGCAAGGTACGCCGTTGTGATCGGACAGTTGATGCTGATGTTGCCAGTCGTATCGTTGTAGATAGAGATAGCATTACCTGCCGTGAACGTGTCATTGGGTACCGTGATACTGCCGCCCGAACCGACCGTGACGAATTCGCCAATATCCGAGACAGACAAGGTATAGGCCGAAGTTTTTGCGGCACCGGCTGAAGGGATATTACGAAGGTTGCCTACACCGTCCGACGAAGTGGTGAACGTGCCAGTCGTACCGGTAACGGTCGTGATGTTAGCCGAAGTGTAGGTGGCAGTCGTACCGGAGAGCGTGGTGATGTTGGCCGACGTAAATCCAGCCGTCGTACCGGTAACAGTAGTGATGTTGGCACTTGAATAACCAAGCGTAGTTCCGGTCAGCGTGGTGATACTAGCCGACGTTGCATTCAGCGTAGTGACCGTGAGGCTCGTTGGAATCGCCGTCACATAGGTCGCGGCTGCAACAACATCCGTGCCGTTCGACACTAGAATAAGTTTTTCACCCACTCCAACAGAAACGCCGGTCTGACCAGCAACTTTGACGGTCACTGCGCCAGAGGCGTTGTTGTAGATGAAGTAGAGTTTCTTGTTAGACGGCACGATCAGGTTTGTGCTGGCCCCACCGGTTCCCGTCAGTTCGATGAACATATTACGGGCGACACCGGTCGCACCGTTCGGGATCGTGATGGTCGTGTCAGTGCCGGTCGATACGGCCTGAGTAACGTAACCTGAGATGGCTTGCTCAATGAGCGTGCCGAGGTTCGTATTAGTGGTGTTACCCCACGTACCGGCTTGGTCGCCCGTGCCGATCAGTTCAAGGGCCAAATTAGTTGAATATGTACTAGCCATCTTTAGTTACCTCACGCCGCGATTTGCGTCCAGTTCGCGTTCTGGTTTGTATTAATTAAGCCCCATACGTTAGCAGCGGGCGATTGAGAACCAATACTACCTATCGCAGAAACCCCTGTAACCGGGTATGCAACTTCAACACTTACCGTACCGACCGCGCCTGTTCCGGACACTCCGGTGACGGGGTATATAGAGTTCTGAACCGCATCGCCAAGTTCAGCAGTACCTGCAACACCTGTAACAGCCAAAATCTGATCTGTTACGAACGATAGCGTCCCGGTCTCTCCAGTTGCCTCAAGTCCGGTTACAGCCAGAACTTGATCAGTGAAGATTGCTACATCACCTAGTTCACCGGTCGCTGCAAGCCCAGTTACAACTTGAGTGTGCCCGGAGATAACAAAAATAGTTCCAAGCGCACTAGTCCCGACGAGTCCCGTAACCGACAAAATCTGATCAGTGACAAGCGATACCGTACCGATCTGTCCAGACGCCGAAACGCCTGTAACCGGCACGATAAGTTCAAGGAAGACTGTTACATCGCCAGTCTCACCTGTTCCTACAACACCATCTTCAATAACAATGGCATCAGCAACGACAACTTCATCACTCAGAATTGCCTGAGCTTCTAGCCCTGTGACTGAAAGGATTTGCTCGGTAGAAACAAAAACCGTACCGAGTTCACCCGTCGCCCCAAGGCCGGTGACTGCAATAACCTGATCTGTGACAAGCGCAACAGTGCCTACCTCACCGGTACCGGTGAAGCTTACAGAAGCTGTGCCCCAACCACCTTCGCCCCATCCTGTAATGGAGTTCCAGCCGTCAAGGGCTACCACTACGTCTGTCACAGACGTAGCCTACTTAGGCGATGCGAAGAATCGCAGTCGAAGCAGCAGCAGCCGGGAACTGAATGGTGAAGTTACCCGCCGTCGAGGTCTTGTCACCACCAAACGCCAGCACCGCCACAGCCTTGTTACCCTGAGTCGCGTTGTAGATCAAAGCACCGTTCGCCGTGATCGTCGCGCTCGGGAAGGTCAAATCATCAAAGTCGATGAAAGACGTTGTGCCCGATGAAGTCGGAGCCTGCGAGATCGTCAGCGTCAAGCCGCCAGCCGGGTAGTTCGTGCCAGACGAGGAAACCTCATCCGTCGTGCTATACGCCGTTGTAGCAGCACCCAACGTGGCCGAAGAAGTGAACAGCGCAAGCTTGAACACATCCGCAGCCGCCGAAGCGCGAACGACACCTGAACCAAAATTGTGTACGCCCTCAAGGATTTGAACCTTGAAGCTCGTCGCCATTGCCTGAGTAATAGCCATTATAGGTCTCCAATTAAATGTGCAATTTCCGAATAGCCCTGTCTATCTAGCTTCTTGCAAATCTCCTTACGCTCAGCCTCTTGTGCTTCGATAAGGTACTTAACAAGCCAATAGTGCAGGGCTTCTTTCGTATCAACGCTGAGAATACGGTTGGCCGCACGCTCTGCGATCTCATCTACAGTATGCCCGCGATGATCCGTGGTCTGTACAAAGACATCACCAATTTCTGTACTTCCGTTAAACATCAAGTCACCGGAATCCTAACTTGTCCAGAACGATATGCATCCTGACGATCCAAACCGTCGCCAAGACGTTTGAGAAGTCCTAACGACTCCTGATACTTGTTTTCGTAGTACTGCATCAAATCCGGATCACCTTTGAGATACGTGTAGCCCTCACGGATACAACCGTAAAGAAGTACCGTCTCAAAGTTATCACTCAACCACGTATTACCTACGTTCACGATAGACGCTGGGTAATAGTAGTAATGTAGTTCAGCCGTATATGCCTGATCAGGAGTCGGCCCAAGGATCATGGTGTTGTCATCCCAGATCGCGTAGTACTTGGGCTTACCCGTACTGTTTGGAGGTGGATACGCAGCGCGGATGTAGTTCACATCCTTGTTTAGCAAGTACTCATACTCGCCAGTAATCGGGTCAATCACGGCCAGCGAAAACGTCGAAAGCCAGTCCGAGGGCAACTGGAAATACGGGAAAGTATTCGTCATCGTTCCCGTGACGTTCTTACGGATGGCCGGGATTTGAACGGAGTTGTAAATCCGCTCTTCAGCTAACTGCACAAAAGTCGGGATATTAGCCACGAAGCTCTGCTCCGTAGACTCACAGTAATCCTGAATCAGTGTAGAAAGCTGAGAGTAATTCACGGCGACCAGCCTGACCTGTACTTAGCGTTGTTCTCAAGGTTGATCTGCGACACGAACTTCTTACCCTTCGTAGCAGCACCAGCACCCTTCATATCCATGTGGGTGACGCCCTTGTTCACATCCTTCTCCGGGTAGCCATTACGCCCCGTTGAATCGGTGTTTGGTCTAATCTTGCCGGGATTCAGTTCTTTCATGGCACTTACCTCGGGCCAGAAGAGCCGCGCATCGGGCTGCGCTGGTTCATGACTTTCGCCATGCCGCGACCGTACTTCTTCATATCGCTGTTGGTCTTACCGCCAGCACGCAGCTTTTTCTCGCCCTTATGCATAGAGGCCACGTGTTTGCCGACCTCTTCTTTAGCGATCTTACGCATACCGTTCTTCATCACAATCTCCTAGGTCGTAACGACCGTAACCGTTCCTACTTCACCGACCGGCGCTAAATCATTTGGCGTCAGTCCGGCATCATCCGCTCTGGCCCCGCCCACGGGTGCCCAGCCCCATTGTATCTGACGGCTACCATTAGCACCGTCATTACCGACCGCAAAGTAACTCGTATCCGGTCTCGGATTCCGTAGAGCCTGCGGGTCATCCACAGGATACAGACCAAGAGACAACTGGGGTTGGTCAGGCTCCCAGCACTCCGGACAGACCAAGATGTTCACGTTCTTGGTCTTGATCACAATCGACTTCAACTGACGCAGTTTGTACTGAAAACCGCACCGGTCGCACATGGCGATTGCGTGTTTGCCACTTGCAAACCTGTTTGGCATTAGTAGCCACCCAAGAAGCTCTCACGTGGGACGAACCGCACCGCCGCCTTTTCCCGGTCTTCGCCAGCCGCCAAGTCCCAAGCCTCGTCATACTGGGCTTTCAAGATTTGTGTGCGTTCAGCCGCACCGGGAATCTTCATCGACAGCATGTAGGCCAGACCTGCCACCATGCAGGGCAAGAACCGAAACGGGATATCCTGTCCGTTCACACCCGTACCGGGGTCAAACATCCGGCGCAGGCGGGTGTAGTACAGAATCCAAGTCGTGCTGTTATCGGGCTTCGGCCACACCGTAAATTGCGGGTAGACAATCACATTATCCGCACCCGTGGCACCCGTACGACGATTGATCCAAATCTGAATCGGGCGACCCGTCGCGTTCTTGTTCGGGATGGAGACGTAGGTGCTGGACGAGATACGGCTGATGTTGATGTCCTGCTGGTTCGTGCCAGAGCCAGTCCGGATCACGTGGTCAAGCAGGTCAACCGTATCCACCGGCAAGTCGTACGTACCGACGTTGTAGGTCAGCGTCTTGGTGCCTTCCTCTAGTGTCCAGAGGTTGATACCCCGGTTTGACCAGTCCATCAGAAGCAGGGCAAGACTACGCTTCGACGTACGGAAGTCGTAACCCGTACGCAGTTCAGCGCCACAACGCTCGAACGCCTCTTCAATAATCGTGTTGAGGTCGAGGTTAAAGTCTGTAGTAGCTGTAGTCTTGTCTACCATTACTTCCTCGCTGTCACTACGTCGTCACCCTTGGTGACGGTGACATGATCGCCCTCAACGTCCACTCGCATCGGCATTTCTTTCCGATCCAGTTTATCGAGTTTGGCGATAAGTTCGTTGATGACCTTAAATTCTGGTTTCTCTTCCTTCTCGACCGTGCCTGCAATCCCGTTCAGCATTGAGATCAAGGCGGTTAGAGACGCACCAAGCAAACCCATGACAGCGGCAATCTTGTCGTTATCCAAGAAAAGACTAGAAACAACACCGATCACGACGATGGCCGTGATGTACTTCAGACCGTCTTTGCCAATCGCTTTACCAGCAACAGTCTTCGCAGACGCCTTGGCCTCAAGCCGATTTAACTCGGCCTGAACCTGCGCCTTAAACATTTCGATGTCGTTTGGTTCGGTCACTTCTTACTTGCCCCTTTGACGATACGCACGGGTTTTTTGCGATATACCCTTGGGCTGCGCGACGAACTGCTTGCCTTGGGCTTTTCCTCGGCGCTTGGCGGCAGTGGTTCGGGCGTACTCAGCAGGGCTGAGAGCTTTGATCGCAGCCTCTGGTAGATATCTTTCACCCGTATCAGAAGATCGTTTACCACTTTTCGTCCTCCACTTCTGGGCAGTCCATGCCTTTAGTGACTGCTGCGGAGCCTTCATGACTTGTACCCGCCGCCCTTTTCCTTGTACCGCTTAGCCAACAACTGCGCCTTACGCGCTGACCACTGGCCTGCTCCCGTGCCTTGCGTTGCCGAAGCCTTGATTGACTCAAATAACTTCTTACGCATACCGGGCTTGGTGTAGTTACCGGCTGCGTTGACCTTGCTCTCGCCGCCTTCCTTAAAAGTGCGGATGGGCTTACCCGTTCCAATCACGGGCTTTTTATCCCCCCGTCGTTTGGCACGAGGAATCTTTTTAGGGTTGATATCACCCATGCCTCGGGAGGGGAGCATTAGATGTACTTCCCTCGGGTTTTACCGCGCTGAGCGATACCGTCAGCACGTTTAGAGGCGGAAGACTTTACGGCTCCACCTCGCTTGTAGCCGCCAGCCATATCCGATGCTAAACGCTCGTCAAGGTCACGCTCACGCTTGGATACAGCACGTCGCTCTTTTGCCAAAGCACGGGCTTTAGCGAGATCATCCGCACTGGGTACGCCCTTCTCTGCCAACTCTTTGCCAGCGCGTTCCATACCTTTATTACGGAAACGATCAAGCAACTTTTTGGCACCGTAAGCAGCCGCACCACCGGCAATACCAGCACCGGCAAGTTTTGCACCGGGGCTAAACAACTCTTCGTCAACAGCTTGCAAGCCCGGCTCACGGTCACGATACTGCGGATTACGGCTCAAAAAATCTTCTTGAGCGCGTTTGTTTTTTGCTCCGGGGCCAGTTGCATAACGCCGAGATGGACCACGCGGAGCAGACTTAGCTTCTTCAGTCTTGCGACCGCGAAGTTCTTTCAGCAACTTTAAGTTGCCTTCCATCGTCTTAGGACGATTCTTGTACGCCTCCGGATCAAGTCGGCGGATTTCCGCACCGACTTTTCCGTATCGCTCCTCGTCAGTCATCTCGGATAGCTTTTTCATACAAACTTTCCTCGGGTCTTACCACGTTGGGCAATACCGTCAGCGCGTTTGGAAGCGGAAGACTTAACGGCACCGCCTTTTTTGAAGACACCACGGCCTTTCAAAACGTCAGCACGAGTAACTTTACCGTCGCCGGTCAAGTCGGGCATACCGCCCTTCTTCATGCCGATAGTGTCAGCCTCGGGACTCTTCTGGAAGTTCTCGTAAGCCTCGCGCATCTTCTTAGCCATGTCTTGATCTTTGACGGCCTGAATAGCAGCAGCTTGCTTTTGAGCCGCAGCCTGACCACGAGGACTTGTCGGGCCATACGACCCGCGAGTTTTTGGGCCGCTGCTCATTAGCACTCTCCGCCGTAGCGCATCTTGACCATCTTGCCTTTGGTCTTGCCCTTGTGGGCAACGCCATCAGCAGCCTTGCGGAATGAACTGGCCATGCCGCCCTTCTTCATGCCGTACTCGGCCTTCTCATGCTTGATCATGGACTTCGGAGCGCCCTTCTTCTGCATAAAGGCAATCTCTTTCTTAGCCATTTTCTTGGAGTCTTTTATCTCTCCACCCTTTTTGTAACCCATGCCCGGCTCAGCGGGACGGTTCATACGATTAGGAGGAGCGACCATAGCCCGACCTGCCATATCAGCAGTTGGACCCTTCATAGCACGACCCATCTGGTCCATTTTCGCCTTCAGATTTCTAAGTAGTTTCGGCATTTCTATTTACCTTTAAATTTACGACCCTTATCAGCCTTCATGAATTCCTTCCCAACCTTCTGGGGGACTCCAAGACGTTTGGCTGCTTTCGGGTCGTTAGCAACCAAGGCCATCAAACGATGTTGTTTACCCGACTTGCTTGGCATTGTGGTTCACCAATCTGTCTATCTTTTGCTCCAACCGGTCAAGCCGGTCAAGAAGCATTTGGGCATCGGCTCGGACTTCTGCACGAGTGACATGATCACGAGCCACTTCTTCTCGGGTCTTATTGAGGAGAATGCCTAACCGTTGAAGTTCGGCAAACTTCTCTTTCACAACAAAACCCAAAACGGCCACGATTCCCGTAAGAACCATGTTCCATACCAGCATTTCCATCTCAACAGTTCCATGCTCGGAGGGACTTGTTGATACGACTGTTGGGATCATTAGCAGTCT